CTCTCACTTTGAGCGGCTTGGAGCTTTGGTACTTACCGCATCTCTTATTTGCCTTTCGGCAACCTGGAGAGTGGATATACCGCGTGGATCAGAGGTAAGGCTGGATTTCAACGTCCAGTCTGTAAATTCCTCCTTTGCGACATCGGCACGGGTTACCCCTGCGTTTAGCAAGATCAACGATTCAATATCATCTATTCGATGATATGCCTCTGGAGGCTCTGTATCAATATGGAAATCGCCTTTTTGACGATAACGTATTTGAGTCTTCAAGTCACCCAACGACCGAGCGGTTTTGCTCGAGTACGTGTGTGTAGGAAACTTGATAGTCGCGATAAGTTCAGCGTTCTCCTCGAGACGTTGGTTATACGTCTTTCCAGACGGATTCCAACCCATCCCAAAAGGATGAGCGTCTCTTGGCACTTCACTGAATGCACGCACTACCTTTCGTTGCCTCGGCTTAAGTAGGCCTACAGCTGTAGGACCTAGATTACGTACAACATCTAAGAAGGAGTGATCTGAAAGATCCCTCCACTTAGGTTGTGCAATAATCCTATCTTTGGTAATCAACCTGCCTCCAAACTCATTGAGTAATGGAGAATCAAGAGACTTATCCTTAGATATCTTAACACCAAGCTGTTTGTACGTTTCTAATAACTTGATTCCCGTCTCCCTGTCGATGACTATGTCATCTCCTAGGATTCGATAGAATTTTGGAAATAGATCCGCAACAACGAGATGGTGAGTATAGGCGAACGCAGCGAACGACGGGTAAACCCCTAAGGGTTGACCTTTTGTCCACTGAGTATAGCCTTTCTCATTCATCGGATCAAAGTACTTACCTCTAGCTACCTTTTCAAATAGTTGGAGGTCAGACTCTTCGAAGACAGATGTTTTGCGTAAGCATCGCATTGTGACTTCGAGAGGAAAGGAATCAGTTGCATTTGAGAGGTCAATAGACACAAGTCTATCCCCTTCAATCATGCGCTGTTGTATCTCTTTGATACCCCTTTCTTGATCAAAGGTACAGTCCGACTGGCGGTCCCCTAACCAATCATAAAGCTTATTTCCCATACGGGAAAGGGCTAATTGATATACAGGAAGGGGGTTAGCTACGACCCTTAACTTGTAACCAGGTTCTTGAATGTGAGAAATCAATCCCACATATTCGAACTCGTCACTAGAAGGAGTCATAGCACCGCGTGAGATGATTTTATACATCTCATCGGGCAAACTATCATGGTTCTGATTGAACCAATCTTCTATAAGGGGTGTAAATGCCGAATCTGATACATTGTCGTAAGACACTGGACCAGAACGCAGATACTCCTCCCGGTCATCCCCATGAACATAACAATCCATGGCGAAGCCGGTAGAGACTGTCTTGAAAGGCCACCTTTTCTTCTTATCTTCATGGAAGATAGGAATCTTGGTGCTCTTTTCAAGGAAAGTATTAAGATCAGTAAACCGATCCTTATACTTGTTCAAGCCTTCTATAAATGGCGTCTTAGAGTACGAAACTCTTACATCCGCCGTCTCCGCAGCATGATAAAATTTATCAAGTTGCTTACGAGTTGGATGAGGCGCCAAGAAGGCCGTGTAGACCATCAAAGCTGATATAGCCTTGTGTGGTTTACGCGACATCTTGAAAATACGAGAGAAGGGACCCTTTGGTCCTTTCTTTCCGTGTTTGATCCAGCTGAGATCTTTCTTAGCTAGGTCAGGTTGGCCCGCTAACTGATGCACGAAGGATTGTTTCATAGACTTTAGTCTCGACACAGTCCACTCTGCCCCATTAGCGTTGTTCCACCTATCAAGTTGTTTCAAGATAGGGTAGGTACTTTTGGCGTCCAAGCCGGATGCTCGGAGTGATCGACATGCTGCATTGGTAATTGAATTACCCATGTGTCTTCCTTGTTGAGGATGTTCACACTGCACACACGATAAATACTCGTGCAC